CACTATCCCATTGTGTTGGTAAACATAATCTTGTTTGTTTAGTTAATCTCTCTTCCAAACCTGTAATGTATTCATGTCCGATATCAGTTTCTACACCTGCCTTCATCGCATCATCTATAATTGTTTTTATCTCATCATAATTTTGTTGTTCTAATAATTCAACTGATTGCATGATTGCATTCTTTACAACTTGATTCTTACAAAACTCAAGAGATTTCTCTTTTACAAAATCTAAATCTGGTGATTCTCTATGTTGCCAGGCACCTCTTAAACTATCTACTATAGATGTTTTTAATATATCATTATCTACCTCATCAACCATAACCTTTAAGGCTTCCATTGTTGGTGTGGTTTTATATTTTTTGAAATAATCCTTGATGGATTTTATTAAGAATTTATTACTATCTGAATCGAAATAATTTATCTCTAAGATATCTAAAATTGTTTTGGTATACTTAACATCTGTAATCAAAGATGTAAGCATCTTACTCTGAAAATTTGTTCCGTATTGTGTTAAAGTTTCACTCATTATAACCTTATATTAAGTATCAAGATTGCCATATAAATCTTGAATTTTTTTATCATAAAAATCACTTTTTTTCTTATCACGATATCTCTGTCTTGCCTTTGCTCTTATCTCTTCAGCATTTCTTTTATAATGTTCCATTTGCCACTTTCGTTGAGCATCTCGTCTTTCTTTATCGGTGAAGTATTTTCTTTTTCTACCCATGAGATTTCTCCGCCATTTGGTTTAATCTGTTAAATGTTTGATGTAACCAACTATCAAGATTAGGTAGGGCAGTGTACATTTTATCTTCCAAGAACATTCGTTGAAACTTATGTTTAACCATTCTTTGTATTGGTTTCTCAACTAAATCTTGAATCTTTAATTTACTACTACCTGATATATTTAAATCATCTAAATCCATTAGTTTTTTATTTAGGAATAATTTATCCTTATCATTTACTATTGTTTCACATAGTTTAAATTGTTTCTTTTTTGCATCTGAACTTTTCAATAAATCTTCTATTGAATGTTTGTGTGGTGAACCGAGCCAAGGAAATAATTTCAATAATGTTTTTTGTCCTGCACCCTTTACACCTGGAATCCCATCTGATTTATCACCATCTAATATTCTGTATAGTAAGAAATTAGCTGCGTTGATTCCATACTCATCTAATATTCTATCTTCATCATACATTTTCTTTTTTGTTGGTGACCATACTTTGATTCTATCGTCCACTAACTGAAGAAAATCTTTATCGGTTGACATGATAGTACAATTCTTTTTAAAGATATGTTTTGCACTATAACCAATAACATCATCGGCCTCAATGTTATCCATTGTGGTTATGGTTAATGGTAAACATTCAAGATACTCTATTACTCGATTCAACTGAGCAATCATCATCTTGTGTTCTTCTTCTCTTGTAAGAGAAATATCAGTATGACGATTTAGCCGTAATGACATTTTTCTTCCTGCCTTATATTCAGGAAATATTTTTCTACGGCGGTTAGACCCACCCTTACCATCAAAAACGATGATAGTGCGAGTAGGCCTAACCATATTTATAGTGTAACCAATTGACCTTAAAAAACCTACTATTCCACCAATGTGAATACCATCCTCATTAGTAGTAGGTATCGCGGTGAACACTCTAATAAAAGTATTCAGTCCGTCTATTAATAAAACCGAGTCGTTTGGTTCACCACTATCTATTTTACCGCCAGATTTCTTAATCTCTTCAAGTATAGATAAGTGTTTCTTGTTAATCACCGAGAACCTCATCTGTGAATTCTACATCATCAATACCAAGTTTCTCTTTGTATTTTAATATAACCTTATCACAAATGATTTCATATACATACTCTCTTAACTCTTCATTTTCGGTAATCAAATCTTCCCAATCTTTTGATAGGAACTTATGGTCTTTACCATTCTGGTCTGTAAGAGTGTACCATGCACCACCTGTCTTTACTAACTTGTGTTCTTTCAACACAGTCAACCATGCACCATAGTTATCAATACCTCTATCGAAGTACATATCATAATCTGCATGTCGTAAAGGTGGGCCTAAACGATTCTTAACAATCTGTGCTCTACATTTCATACCCAATACATTTTTACCTGTATCTTTTATCTGTCCCATGTTCTTTAATCGAATACGAGTAGATGCGTGAAATGGTAATGCCTTTCCACCACTTGTTGTCCAAGGGTCTCCAAACATCACACCTAATTTTTGTCTTAACTGATTAGTAAACACTAATGCAACTTTTTGTCTACCAATCATTTGAGTAATCTTTCTCATTGCCTTTGATATAATGATTGCCTTTGCAGTTGCCCAACCATCTTTATCAAAATCAGCTTCTAACTCTACTTTCGTAGTAGCAGCAGCAAGTGAATCTACAAGAATAGTTACTAACCTATCTTTATCTGATTCTCTTACTTTAGTTACGATTTCTTCAATCGCTTCAAAGATATCTTCTACAGTCTCTAAATGTAGATACAACATCTTACTCATATCAATTCCAATCACATCCATGAACTCTTGAGAAACAGAAGTCTCAGTATCTATGTATACTGCAACTCCACCTTTCTTTTGAGTTTCTGCAAGGATATGAGCACCAAGTAGAGATTTTCCACTTGATTCTAAACCATTGATTTCAGTAATTCTACCAACTGCAATACCACCATTAGGTTTATTTGATATTGCCAAATCTAACATAGAACTACCTGTGGATATAAAATCCTTAATATCAGTAGGTGTTGAATCACTTCCGTCAAGAAAGTATGCAACTTTTGTATCTTTGAACTTTTTATTTAAACTATCGGCCAGAGTATCGGCCAACACATCGTT